GCTGCATCTATCAAGACGTATGCGTTGGAATCCGGCATCAGCCCCATTTGTAATGGGCTGTTCGGAAGCGGTGTCTACTCCAAAAACGGCCATGACATGTATGACCTTGAAAATGCTTTGAACGTGTCTATTCTCAAGCGTCATTATGTAAAGGCTGGCTATTGCGCAAACGAAATCATGGAAACAGACAACATCTTCCTGTGGGATTCCCTTGTTGACATCAGCCAAGCGTCGTTTGGCGGAGAGCTGACAGATGAAATATGGGCACTCTCCCGAGCGGATGCATGTATGAAAGAACGGGAGAAGATCTTCCCCGGCAAGGCAATCTCACTCCTCATGCAAAGCCTGAAAGAACATGAGCCTGGCTTTTTTGAATGGGACTACGAAAAGGCAACTAAGGTAATTCCATTTAATGTTTTTGATGGCTTCGATATGGAGGAGTGCGTCCTCCCTGGGGATGAAATCCCGGACTGGGTATTCTCCTGGCATACATCGAAGGGGAAGCGTATGGGTCGTGATTGCGTGGATTCCATTATCGACGATCAGCTGGCACTAAATCCGTTGCAAGAAGCCCTGTTTGACCGCTTTGACTGGGCGTATCACATTGACCATGCCCTTGATAAACACAATCCGAAGAACCGGCCTCATGTCGGCATTGATTGGAGCAAAGTGTATCGGGGAGGGAAATGAGGTGCCCAATAAGAGCGAGGAAGTCAGGCGGCTGGTACGCACTGGCGATTATCAAAAGGCACTGTCCATTGTCAAGACATTCCGGCGCGGAATCACAAGAGCACAGCACGATGCAATGCTGAGAGCCTACGAATGCATCGTGCATCCCGGCTTCTACCGCTCCATTGGGGCTGACCTCAAGTCTGACATTGAAGTCGGCGTAAACGTGCTTGTTTCCCTGTACGGATAAAAGAAATGAAATAGAAACAGCCTGTGCTTCCAAATGGTGGCATGGGCTGTTGCTTTGCCAGAAGGTGGTGAAATCATGGCTAGAAATCCGAAGCAAGATGCAAATCTGAAGCCCTATAAGAAGGGAGAGCTTAGCAGTGAAGAGGCCAAGAGGCGCGGAAAACTCGGCGCTGCGAAGTCTGCTGAGGTGAGACGGGCAAAAAGAGATGCCAAAAGTGCGATTGGCTACCTGCTAAATTTGGCGGCTACGGGATCTGTAGACAAGAATCTTACCACACTTGGTGTCACAGAAGAGGAACGAACCAACATGCAGGCGCTGCAAGCGCGTATTTTCACCATGGCGATGGGTGGCAACCTGGAAGCCTATAAGGCGCTTATGGAATACGGTGGCTTTGCTCCCGACCAGAGCCTCAAGGATGAAGAGCGGAGAGCAAGAATCAAGGCCATCACCGAAACTGGCAGAGTGGATACTATTACGTCCGGCGATGAAGGTGGGGGCGGCAGTGTCGTGATCTATATGCCTGAGTTGGATAAGCTTCCTGACGAAGAAGAAACTCCTACTGAAGAGACTGCTGGTAAAGAGTCTCCCGAATAAAGCCAGAAGACTTCACACGGAGAAAGAACGCAGGAGGTGTAATCGATGCCGTCTGTGCTGAAGCCCCAGAAAGGCCCCCAGGAGCGCTTCATGTCAACCGCCGCAGACATCTGTATTTACGGAGGAGCAGCGGGAGGCGGCAAAACCTTTGGCCTGCTGATGCAGCCGCTTCGGTACATGAATGTCCGTGGATTTGGCTGCACGATTTTCCGTAAGAATTTCAACCAGATATTCAGTCAGGGCGGCCTCTGGGATGAAGCTGCCAAAATGTACAGTCAGATTCCCGGAGCGCACCCGCGTATGTCCTCCTACAGCTGGCTGTTCGATGATAAAAACGGCAATGCCATCTCCAAGGTCACGTTTGCTCATATTGAACGGGACCAGGAGCTTGACCGATGGCAAGGCACACAGATTTGTGCCATTGAGTTTGACGAGCTGACCCACTTTTCGGAGAAGGCTTTTTTCTATATGCTTTCCCGTAACCGTTCCACCTGTGGTGTGAGGCCATTTGTGAGGGCGTCCTGTAACCCGGACGCAGACAGCTGGGTTGCTAAGTTTATTTCATGGTGGATTGACCAGGACACCGGCTATCCCATCCCGGAGAGAAGCGGGAAGATTCGTTATTTTATCCGCAGAGATGAAACGCTCTATTGGGCTGATACCAGAAAGGAACTCTGGAAGCAGTTCAATCTAAGAACGCCGGAGGAAAGAGAAGAGCCGAAATCCGTTACCTTCATTATGTCAAAGGTAGAGGACAACCAGGAGCTGCTCCATGTGAACCCCGGCTACATCTCCAACCTGAAAGCAATGTCCCTTGTCGAGCGGGAACGCCTGCTCAACGGCAATTGGAAAATCAAAGCCGCAGCCGGTCTCTATTTCAAGAGAACGCAACTCGGCAACTATCTGGAAGTGCTCCCCGCCGACATCGTGCAGTATGTGCGGTGCTGGGACCTGGCGGCCACAGAGAAGACCGAAAACGGAGACCCGGCCTACACGGCGGGTGTCCTGATGGGCAAACGTAAGAATGGAAGATACGTCGTTATCGACGTTATCAATAAGCAAATGGCAGCAGCAGATGTGCGCAGTACCATTAAGCTTACGGCACAGACTGATCGGGCAAAGTACAAGCGCGTCCGCATTCGCTTGCCGAAAGACCCCGGACAGGCTGGTAAGGAGCAAGCGGACTCCTATATCAAGTTCCTGGCCGGGTTTGATGTTACAACCGTGGCAGAAACCGGCAGCAAGGAAGCCCGTGCCGAGCCAATGGCCGCCCAGTGGCAGGCCGGTAATTTCGACCTGATGGTAGCCGATTGGAACGAAGAGTATCTGCTTCAGCTTGAGAATTTCCCGGACGGAAAGTTCAAGGATATGGTGGATGCCTCCGCAAACGGCTTCGCCGAAATTGAGCTGAGGTCGCAGTTTAACCTTAGCAATTTGATTTAATCACAGGAAAGGGTGAACACAAATGAGCGATACGCAGAACCAGCTTGACCGTATCATGCGGTATGCAAACCTGATTCAGAGACATGCCGGAAAGGCTGTTCGCCCTTACCGTGAGGACGGCTGGGTCAACCTCCTGAATAAGTACGGCACGTCCAGAGACACCTCGGAGCAGTACCATTTCGTGGAAGAGGGCATCGTCCCGGATGAAGTGCTGTCCATGATCTATGAAGGCAACGGCCTGTTTGCCCGGATCATCGACATTCCGGCAGAGGAAGCTGTAAAGCACGGCTTCAAGCTGAAGAACGTCAACGACCATTGCATCGAAGACTTCTATATGGCCGCTCTGGACGAGCTGGATTGGGATGAAGTTGCCATCACGTCCATCAAGTGGGCGCGTCTTTTCGGCGGTTCTATTGCTGTTATGTTAATCAACGATGGCCGCAGATTGGAAGAGCCGGTGGATTGGCGGAACATCAAGTCCATTGATGATATCCGGGTCTACGACCGCTCCGTTGTCCAGCCGGACTACGACAGCATGTATTCATATGACCCCAGCTATCCCTTCGGCACCAGAGGCAGCCGCCTTGGAATGCCGGAATATTACTACATCAGCAGTACATACGGCTCCTTCACCGTCCATGAAAGCCGGTGCCTGGTTTTCCAGAACGGCGTTCTGCCCGAGCGGACAAGCAGCAGCATTTACCGCCTGTGGGGTATGCCGGAGTACGTCCGCATCCAGCGGGCAGTCCGGGATTCTGAGGTTGCCCATGGCAGCGCAGTGAAAATGCTGGATAAGTCCGTGCAGCCGGTCTATAAGATGAAGGATTTGTCCATGGAGCTTTCCACGGATGAAGGCGAGAACCGCGTCCTAAAGCGCTTGCAGTCCATCGATACGGCCCGTGGCATGATGAATACCCTTGTGGTGGACAATGACGGCGAGGACTACGATTTCCGGACCTTCCAGTTCGCCGGTGTGGCGGATGTGGTTAACCTCTCCGATAGCTACCTGTCCGGGCTTTCGCTCATCCCGCAAACGATCCTGTTTGGTAAAGGCGTTGGCGGTCTGAGCACAACGGACGATACCTCGATGGAGAACTACTACAACTTTGTAGACCGAATCCGCCGCAGAATGCTGCGACCCAATCTCCGTTATCTGCTATCCGTTATCTTTCAGGCTGGCGTTGCAACCGGCGAGGTGGACAAGGTTCCGCCGATCAACATTGAGTTCGATCCCCTGTGGTCTCTGACCGAGGCACAGCAGGCAGACCTCGATCTGAAGAGAGCACAGATCAGGCAGACAAACGCCAATACCTCCATGGTCTACATGGGCCAGCAGGTCATTTCCCCCGAGGAAGTCAGAAAGAGCATTGCAAAGACCGGCGACTTTGAAATTGATGCCACCTTTGATGATGACGACATGACCGAAGAGGAAATGAATGACCTGATCGAGAAAATTCAGAGCAACGGCGGCCTGGCGCCCAGCAGCGGCGGTGCTCCCGAAGGAACACCTGGCATGGCCCCTGCCAGTGAACTAGGCGGTGCAGCCCCGGATGCGGCTCCTGCTGCAACCAAGCTTCCGCAGGACATGTCTCCCGAAGAGCAGGCAGCTGCCCAACAACCCCCTATGAGCCAGGAAAACCGGGAATACGACGATGAGAATACAATCTCACCCAACGAAGAAAAACGCGGCTCCGTGGGCGTCCTGGTCGTCAAAGACGGTAAGGTTCTTGCTGGCATCCGTATTGGAGACGGCACCCATGGCCTGATTTGCGGCCCCGGCGGCCACATCGAAGTAGGGGAGACCCCGGAATTTGCCGCAGCCAGAGAGACCTCCGAAGAGTTCGGCATCATTCCCAATGAGCTGATCTTCCTTGGTCGTGGCGAAAAGGAGCCTGAAACAGGCTTCGAGCCTTACCTCTACCTCTGCACCAATTACAGCGGCGAGGTAAAAACCGATGAAGAGGAAATGACCTCCGCTGAGTTTGTCTCCCTGAGCGACCTGGAGAAAATCTCCGGCCAGCTCTTCGCTCCGTTTGCCTACAGCCTCAAAGCCCTGAAGAAGGAGCTTGGCTTCCGGGCAGATGGCAAAAAGGCTCCGGGACGCAAAAATACGGATTCCGGCAAAAAATCTATTGACAATGTCGGAAAACAAGATACGATAAAGACGGAGAACACGGATGCAGCCGATGACAAGGACATCAAGTGGATCACCGTTAATGGAACACCCGTTCCACTCAAGGACGGCAAGGCAGTTGGAGGCCCTCTGGCTGGAAAGGCTTTTTCGAAAGCAAAGTCTGAAACTCCGAAAGAGAAAGCGTCTTCTCTCAAGAAGGTCAAAGCCTCCTCGCTGAAAAACGGCTTTGGAAAAACCAATACATCCGAAAGCACCGGCAACGATTCCTTGGCAAAATACACCGGCGCAGATGGAAATCTGACCCCGGAGCGTGAAAAACTCCATGCTTCCATTGCAGAGAGCCACTTTGAAGGAGTTAAGAAGCCGAAAGGCCAGCCAACCTACACGTTTATGGGCGGCGGCCCGGCAGCCGGAAAAGGTTCAATCAAGAAGCTCCCTGATGCTGGGTATCTTTCCGGGGCAGACGCGGTTGAGCTTGACCCGGATGAAATCAAAGGGAAACTTCCCGAATACAAGGAAATGATCGATGCCGGAAAAGACAAGGAGGCAGCTGCCTATGTCCACGAAGAAAGCTCGGCTCTTTCCAAGAGAATTTCTGCGGTAGCGACGGAGAACGGCTATAATGTTTCACTTGACGGGACTGGCGATGGCTCTGTTGAAAGCATGAGAAAGAAAATCAGGGCAGCCAGAGAAGCGGGCATGAAGGTCAATGGCGTGTACGTTACAATCCCTATCGAGGAAGCAATCCAAAGGGCAACTGCCCGTGGCAGGAAAACTGGCCGGTATGTGCCCATAGACAGAATTGTGGACATTCACAAAAAGGTTTCGCAGATTTTGCCTCAAATTGCCGCTGAGTTTGACAGCGTTAAGCTGTACGACAATTCTGGCAGCGAACCCGTTCTGATTGCGACTGGCGGAAACGGGAAAGGTCTCCAACCCATTGACCAGAAGCTGTTTGATGATTTTATCAACAAAGGAAAGTAGGTAAGAATGGTATGCTGAACATGAGAAGATGGGAAATCTTAGCCTTTATTGCAGAGGAACGTCCGATTGAGGAACTCGATCCACCGCTGGAGGGAACTGAGGTTCGCTACTATGAGGAGAATAAGGCTTTTTATGAGAAAGAGAAGCCTTTCCTTGCACCTGGAGCCAAGTTCGTGTTTGTTCCGCCCGATGACGCAGATTACGACGAGAGTGATGAACCATGGCCTCCTGTATATGACGACTGACGGCGTATATCTCAGCCAGAGAAGCAATCCAAAGGGCGACTGCACGGGATAGGAAAGCTGGCCGATATGTTCCTACTGATCGGAAGCTGTTCGATGATTTTATAAACAAAGGAAAGTAGGGAGTAGAGTATGTTAAACATGAGAAAATGGGAAATCTTAGGATTCATTGCAGAGGAGCAGCCAATTGAGGAAATCGTTCCACCGCTGGAAGGGACTGAGGTTCGCTATTACGAGGAGCACAAGGCTTATTATGAAGAGAGAAAGCCGCACCTTGCGCCTGGTGTCAAGTTCATGTTTGTTCCACCCAATGACGCGGATTACGACGAGAGCGATGAACCTTGGCCTCCTGTATATGACGACTAAATGAATACCCATCAAGGCAGAGTGTTGAATAAGCGCCCTGCCTTTTCTCATGCTCCGTAAAAGCAGCCGTTTACTGCAAGAGGGGCACACGGCGTTTCTACGCCCCTTTACGGCAAAGCAACCCCACCACTTTCCCAGATTCTCCGGGCGATAGCAAGTTCCCACAGCCCAATTTAACCCCATATTACCACGGCGGAGCAGTTGATTACACTGCCCCGCTTTTCTTATGCCATTTTCTGGAGGTGAGACCATGACCGATATGAAAAAGCTTGAGCAAACCCTGTCTTCCATCCGAAGCAGACGCGCAGCGGTTCGCCGGGACGTTCTTCACATGGATGATTCTCCCGGAACCCAAGTAAGCTGGATCACGGTAAAAGGCACCCATGTCCCTCTTGATGAAAGCGGAAACGCACTTGCAGGCGGGAAGCTCACAGGGAAGAACTTCGGCGCAGGCAAGTCAAAGGCATCTGCTTCAAAGGCCAAAGCGCCAACGCTAAGTGCAGCGCTTACCCCCAGAAATACGACGTATGAATTCAATCCGTCTACGGACTCCATCAACGATTTTGTCAGCAGCAATGTAGATAAGCTCATGAGCATCTATAAGGCGGGTAAAATGCCGGCAGTCGAAGAGGAGTTCTATAAGTACAGGCTTGCAGATACAAGCCATGGGTTGCACGAACAAACCGCTGACGAAGCTGGTGAAGCAATTGCCGCTCATGTAAGTCAGAGCGTCAAGGACGGCTGGATGCGTGAGGAAAACAGTGCATACAAGCCGAAGCTGATTCAAAGCATCCTGTCGAGCAGCGAGTCAAGAAACGCTGCCCTGAATATTATGTACGAGAATTTCAAATACCATAACCCGGATACGAGCACGAGCTTTGAGGAGTTCCTGGACACGCCTGTCACAATGTACCGTGGCGGACACGGGCAAAAGCATATTGCGTCCGATATCTTTTCCGCTTACAGCTTCGACAAGAAGGTTGCCGAAAAGATTGCAGGCTCAAATGGGAAAATCTATACGGCAAAGATTCGGCCCATAGATACCTATGGCAGCCTTTCCACAAACGGAGAGTCAGAGATTTTCGTCCCGAGCTACATTGCCCCCAACGGGAATGTAGATTCCTTGTGATAGTTCCGGCTGCAAAATGCAGCTATTTTTTATGCCCGGAAGGAGGCGGCGGACACGGAAGCAAAGGAAAAAGTCAAGGTGTACATCGACATCCAAAATGGTTGCGTCTGCCACTACAGCCGAAAGAAATGCGGCAAACACTGCGCCACGGACACCCTTGAACGTGACAAATTCGCCGGGTGGGAAAAGACCATGCGGCGCGACCGATACGGCAAGTCAAAATTATGATATCCGATACATTTTGCTTGACCTAGGTGATAGGTGTGTTACGATCGGTATGTAAAGAAAGTGAGGCAATAAAATGAAGAACGCGGACATCCGAAAGGTTGAGATAATCAGAGCAAGAAGATTAGAGATCAAGAATTGTCTCAGTCAATTCGATGCAGCTGATGACAATGTGCAATGGATTACCGTCAATGGAACGCATGTCCCGGTGAAAGATGGGGAAGCCGTTGGAGGTCCTGCTGCACTCAAGGAGTCTCTTAATAAGGGGAAAGACGGCAAAAAAGGTGGAGGATCCGGTGCTGGTACATCTGCCGCCAAGAAATCTGTTCCTACAGCCAAAGTTAACGGAACTATAAAATCCAAATGGGGGCAGAAGGGCAAATACGAGGCCGTAGAAAAGGATATCAATGATGCTCTTGGCCGTATGGAAGACGGAGACACATTCGAGATGAACGGATTTTCCTTTGAGAAGAAGGGCAAGAATGAATACGTCTCCACGAATAAAGACGATGGCGGAGAAGATAAGTGGTCAGCATCCGAACTCAAGGGATATATCAAGGATTCGTTTGGCGACTACGAGTCAGAGGCTCCTAAATTTGAGTACATGCGGAACAAAGCGGATGTAGATGACCCGGGTGCCGTTAAGCTGCGCAACCGGAAGATTGAAGATATGTGGGCGAACAATGATCCCCACTATGGAACGATGATAGAGAAAACTGCTGATCTCATGAGGCATGGAGACAGTATTAAAATTGGTGAACTCAAGGTCGGCAAAACGAAAGATGGCTTCATTTATGAGGACCCCCGAAGCGGCAATAAAAAGAAGTGCACTTCCAGCGCTGACATTGCAAAATACATCAGTGGGTTGTCTGACTACGTTGATGCTCCTCCCGTCTTTAAGTTTGAGAAAGATGGGGGTTATACAGGCCAAATGTGGATGTGATGAATCCAATTTTGGAGATTTCAGCGGGAAAGGAAAGCACTGAACGAGGATAACATCGAAGCGAAGCCCGCAAGAAGCATTTGACAGATACCCATTGAACTGGTATAACAATCTTGATAATGTTGGGAGCAAAGTTAAGATGTACATTGCTGGCCGGAACGGAGAGATGGTAAATGTTTGTCGTTCGTACTGAATACGGGGATATAATCAAGTGGGAAAACGGGAAGTATGAATGCGAGAATCGGAAACTGATAGAAAAGATTCGAAAATATGGCCGGCGGATGTACAAATTCAGCCAGGCGCTTATTTTGGATGGCACCGGGATATACTGCCCGGAAGACCCTGAGAGCAACCAGTACACGGCGTATGCATTGCTGGATATGTGCGTGAACATGAAGTTTATCGAGGGAGAAAGGCCAACAGCTGAAGCGCTGTATGGCAAGCTTCCGGATGGCTGCATCCCCTGATGCTGTTGAAGTCAAATATGTTATGAAGAGCGAAGCAGAAATGCCTCGCTCTTTTATTATGCAAATCGGCAGAGAGAGGAGGGGACTGTATGGACAGCAAGCAGCATGCCGAGTTCGTCAGAGCCTCGGTCAAACCGGCCTTTGGCCGCAAGAAATCCCTGCCCTCCAAGTATGTTCCGCTCTACCCGAAGAACGCCGAGCGTGAGATGAAGTCCCTGGTCAACGCCTACATGAAGATTCTGCACAAAGAGGTCTATGACAGCCTCCCGGAACTCATGGAAGCCTACCAGAAGACAAAGCGCACAGATTCCAGAGAGGACGGCTTCTTCGACCTGACCCAGGAGATCGGACGGGTTTTTCAAAAAATCGGCGCCGGCCTTGAGAAAAAGCTGGCTGCCTTCGGCCTGAAGAAGAAAGTCCAGAAAATCGCCGAAGGGACAAAAAACACGGCTTACCAAGAGTGGAAGCGGTGTGTCCAGAAGACTGTTGGCCTCGACCTGATCGACAGCTACTACACGAAGGACTTCTATTCCGACGTCATGCAGCCCTGGATTGACAGTTCGGTATCTGCCATCCAGAGCATTCCCCAGCAGGAGCTGGGAGCCATGCGCGACATCATCTCAGACGGTTTCCGAAAGGACAGGCCCATCGCCGACATTGCGAAGGAAATCCGGGCAGAGTACAAAACGTCTGTCGGAAAGGCTTACTTCCTTGCCAGAGACCAAATAGGAACGCTCAATACGGAGCTTACCAGACGCCAGCACGAGGATGCTGGCGTTTCCCGTTATCGGTGGCGGGATTCCGGGGATGCAAGAGTCCGAGATTGCCACCGATTCCTCAATGGCCGTATTTTCCGCTGGGATGACCCGCCTGTCATGTGGGCAAGGAAGAACGGAGCCATTGTGCTGACCGGGCGGCACTGCCACCCCGGAGAGGACTACGGATGCCGCTGCCATGCAGAACCCGTATTCGACATTGACACGCTGGATTTGCCCATTCAGGGCGTGACGAAATAAGGAGGAAAAACATGAAGAATGTGAAAAGAATCTGCCTGTACGCAAAGCAGATGCAGCGGATTTGCGCGTCCATTGAGGACTGCGCCGCTGCTCTTGACCCTTGCGTGACAGAGGATGATGACCCGGTTGCCTCTGAACTGCTGTTCGACCAGCTGGAACAGAGCCAGAAGCTCATCCTGGCGCTGACCGAGGCCATCATGGACGGCGCTGAGGATCCCGAACCAGAGGACAGTCCCGCAGCGCTTACTCCGGGTACCGGCATTACCACAGACTCCGGCACCGGGCAGATTGCTTTCCCTGGCAACGATTCTGCTGCAAGCACCGGGACACCCCATCCCGGCTTGACGAGCATAACGACCGCGTATAACGTTCAGGAAGAGCACAACCCAAAATTGACTACGGAGGAAAAGGCGAATGGAAAAAAGCATTAGAGCACCTGTGCTCACCCATGTCACACGCCTGGACAGCATTCCGCTGAACCAGACGTACTATACGGCTGAAGGATACCTGGTGGACAGACCCGTCGTCACGTCCACAGGTATCTTTGAGTATATCGAGGCCAACGGTTCCAAGCGACGGGAACTGCGGCTTCCTGAAGACGTTTTCGCCCCTGAAAGCCTGAAGTCGTACCGTGGCAAGCCCATTATCATCACGCATGAGGCAGGGCTTATCACCAAGGACAACGTCGGTGATGAAGAAATCGGCACGATTATGTCCGAGGGGTATCGAAGCGGCGAAGATGTCCGCGCTGAGGTCATTATCCATGATACCGATAAGATGAAGGCTGCCGGCCTGAAGGCGCTGTCCCTGGGCTACAACCTGGATCTGGAAGAGACGCCCGGTATGTGGAATGGGCAGCATTACGATGCCATCCAGCGCAACATCCGTATCAATCATCTTGCCCTGGTAGCAGATGCCAGAGCCGGAGAACGCGCCCGCCTGAATATCGACAGTCGGGATGCAAAAAATTCGAAAGGAGCACAAGGAATGAAGAAGACCAGAAAGACCACCCATGGCGACAGCATTCTGACCGACGAAGAGCTTGCAAAGGCCATCGAGGACTACAAGAAGCGTCGTGCCCAGAGTGCAGCCGCAAAGGAGGACGCTGACGAGCCTGAAAAGGAAGTCCCTGTTGTCAGCGCCGAGCCTGAAAACGTCCCCGAGAAGGCCGAACCCAAGCCCGACGCTGAGGATGATGCCGATGCCATTACTTCCAAGGTGGAGGCAGTCAAGGCCAACAAGGAGCAGCGCGCCCAGGAAGGCACCCCGGATGACAACAAAAAAGCTGTCGGTGTGATCTCCCAGATGGACGAGGACATGGGCATCCTGTTTGACATCATCGACACACTGCTGGCAGAGCGGGACTTCGGCAAGAAGACCGCCAGCGCCGACTGCGAGGATGTCCACCGGGATGAACTGCCCGACGAGCTGGAAAAGCTCAATAAGGACGATGATGACGAGATCGACACCCAGGACGAGGATTCTGAGGATGATGAGGAGAATGTCGTCAAGCCCGCCGTCGCCGAGGATGATGACGAGGAGGAAGCCGCCTCTCCCTTTGCCGTCAAAGACAAGCAGGACAAGGTGAACATGGATTCCATCGACCGTGTTGTCCGTCAGCGCGTCAAGCTGGGCATGATCGGCCAGAAGCTGAATCTGGATGGGCTGGAGAATCTGAGCATCAAGTCTGCCCAGAAGGCCATTATTCAGGCCGTCCGTCCCGGTATCCGTCTGGACGGCAAGAGCGATGCCTATATCAGCGCAGCCTTTGACATGGCCTGTGAGGAAATCGATAAGAGAAACTCCAACAGCACCAATGTCCAGAAGGCACAGATGTTCAATAAGAAGAATCGCATGGACTCCGCTGCCAGCGACGATTCTGCCACCAAAGCTCGTGACCGCATGATCGAGCGCCAGAACAAGAAGGAGGACTAAATTATGGCACAGATGAACTACGGCTACTCTACCCCCATCGGTGAGGCCGGCGGAATCATTGACCTGGCACCCTACGCCATTGATTCCTTTGCAAACGAAGAGGAAACCGGCAAGCTGAAGTTCGGCGTCGGTGTGGTGCAGGGCAGTGCCCCCGGCAAGCAGGTCAAGCTGCCCGGCGATTCCAGCACCGCCTCTGAATTCGAGGGCGTTGTGGTCAACCGCCGTACCACTGAGTACGACCTGGAAGGCAAAATTCACATCCGTAAGGATGCCACCGTCGGCGTTATGCGCTATGGCCGCATTTATGTCCGGGTTGCCTCCGGCGTGACCCCTGAGTACGGCAAGCCTGTGTATATGCTCAATTCCGGTGACGAGGCCGGCCTCTTCACCACCGAGGCAAGCGTCACTACCGGTGAGTCTCCCGATACCACCACTGTCAACCACATTGCCGTGAAGGGCCGCTTCCTGGGCGAGGCAGATACCACGCGCGGCATTGCCCCTGTTGAGCTGTTCAACGAAGCAAACTGACTTAAGGAGGAAAAGAAATATGGCTAAGACCAAGCATACCCATTATGATTCTGCGGAAGCCCGCATCCTGCGTCGGGATGTGATCGGCGCAATCATGGCATCCGATGGCGTTCGCTTTGACAGCGCTGAAGAAGCTTCCGTCTTCTTCGCCCGGGAGCTGGATCACGTCAAGGCGCAGTCCTATGATGTCCAGTACCCCGAGCTGACTGCTCTGAACCTGTTCCCCATCACCCATGAGGCGGATGCCGGCGCAGAGACCGTCACCTACTACACCTACGATAAGTCCGGCATGGCAAAGATCATCGACAACTACAGCACCGATCTTCCCCGTGCTGACGTGACCGGCAAGCCCAGCACCGCCCAGATTCGTTCTCTGGGTACTTCCTACGGCTACTCCGTGCAGGAAATGCGTGCTTCCCGTCTGGCCGGTAAGTCCCTGGATTCCCGCAAGGGTGAGGCTGCCCGGTATCAGAACGACTCTGCTACCAACAAGCTGGCCTGGGCCGGTGACGAGAGCCACGGCATCCTGGGCGTTCTGTCTGCTGGACAGAACATCCCCCTGTATGTCCTGTCCAGCAACGCTGCCGGTAATTCCACCGCGTGGGCGGACAAGACTGCCGATGAAATCCTGGCCGACGTGAACGGCATGGCCGCTCAGGTGTCCCGTACCACTAAGCATGTGGAGCGCCCCGACACTCTGTGCATCCCCGCCGATGCCTACATGGATATTTCCACCCGCCGCGTTGGCGAGACCGGCGAAACCGTGCTCTCCTTCCTGCTGTCCAAGTCTCCCTACATCAAGAACATTGTTCCCGCTCCTGAGCTGGATCATGACAGCAAGGACACCAACCCCTATGCCGCCAGCGGCGACCAGGGCGTTGCGTTCCTGTTCAAGAACGACGAGAGCAAGCTGAGCCTGGAAATCCCCATGGCGTACATGCAGCATCAGATTCAGGTCAAGAACCTGGAGACCACCGTGCCCTGCGAGTCCCGTGTTGCAGGCGTGATGGTCTACTATCCCATGTCTGCCCTGATCGCCGTAGGCGTGACCAAAAAGCCGGCTTAAAATTCCATTCAAGGGGCGGTTTATCCGCCCCTTTGTCATGCACGAAGCTCACACGAGATTTTAGGAGGTAACTTATGAAAATCACCAACGTAACCGCACGGGTCATCGGTGTTCTGGGCACTGACCTGATGCCTGACCAGAGCATGGAAATCACTGCAAAGCAGGCCGCAACTCCCGGTATCGCAACCATTATCAAGATGGGCTTCCTGACCGTCGATAACAAGGCGGAGCTGGAAAAAGCGCAGGAGGCAAAGGCCCTGGAGAAGGCCCGCCGTCAGGTCATGGCCGAGCTGAAGGCCGCCGGAAAGCTGAAGGATGACGCGGAGGATCCCGCAGAAGCTCCCAAGCCTGAGGAGGCTGACCAGGCCCCCAGGAAAACCCGCCGCCCCAAGGCTCCCGAAGTCGCGGCGGAATAAGCCGGGAGGTGCGCCATGACGTTCTGTGAAATGGTGCGCAAGCTCGGCTGCGGAGAGTTTGATTCCGTGAGTGATGAGGACATCCAGTGGTGGGAAGAGTTTGTCACCCCCATGGTCAGCAAGAAGCAGTTCGGGAAACTGTATAATCATGCAAAGACCCTGCTCATCTGCCACAAGCTTGCGCTGAACGGAGCCGGAGACAATGGCATGGGAGCACTTGGCAAGGTGAAGAACGGCTTTACGGCTGCCAGCGTCTCCGATGGCGGTACATCCATCAGCTATGCCAACGTAGGCGCAGGGAACACGGCGACCAATGCGGAGTTCGGTATGACCTCCTATGGCATGCAGTATCTTCAGCTCGTGAAAATGTGCGTTGTCCCGATTCATGTGTCAGGAGAGGAGACCATCAATGTCCTGCCTTGACCCGCTGTACGCCCAGACCATCACGCTTTTTAACCGCATGCCCGGGAAAAAGGGGGAGCCGACCATCTGGCTCCCGACCGTCATCAGCGGCGTTCACCTGATTGTCGGCAAATCCACCTCGTGGGACAAAAGCGGCGGCAGAAACGCAAACGATGTCCGGCTTCATGTCCGTTACCGCAGGGACGGAGATAAAGTTCTCGTTTGCTGTGCTTCGCCCAATGCGTCGGAGGGTGTCATCTATAAGCAGTGGTACGAACCGAAAGCGTGGAAGCGTCTGCTCACGCCGGAGGACAGTATCACTTTTTCTTTTGGCGAAGACAGCGATTTTGACTTCTTTATAGAGGGCAAATTCGACGAGTACCCATCTCCCATCTCTGATGATAATTTCGGCTTCAAGGGCTTCTATGGCTACATCACGGAGAACTACGATAATGTCTTCGCTGTTAAGTCCGTCAACAGGTACAACCTGATTCCGCACTTTGAAATCCAGGCGAGGTGATTTTCATGGGTTTGTTCCGTCCCACGTTCAAAGACTTCACCATGAAGGATGGGCACATGTCCGCAAATATCAAATTCTCTGTCTTCGGCGGTCGTTTCCGGGCCGCCCAGCTCTGGCTTGACCGGGAAATCATGAAGGACATGCGCCCCCTGATTCCGTACCGAACCGGCATCTTCCGCAAGAAGATTGAGGCGAATAACCGTGTTTTTGCCGGCACAGGCAGGATTGTCACCGCTGTGCCGCCGCAGGGCAAATGGCTGTATGGCGGTGTTACGAAATCCGGTAAGCCGATTCACTACACCAATCCGCAGTCCGTGCCGCAGTGGGGCACGGTTACGGTACAGCAGAATCTTGCAAAATACAAAGCAGGTGTTAAAGAACACCTGAAGGGAAAGGGTGAAGGCCATGAATGAGGAGCAGTCGCTCCGGCTTGATGTGGATGGGTACGACAATGTAACCCAGGCGCTTCGTGACCTGTTTGATTCTTACCCGGGACTGGAAGAAGGGGAGACGTTCGGCTTTTCCGAGATCCCGGAGTGCGGCGGCAAGTCGATTTTTACGGATACCGGCGCAACCATCTATTCGGAGAGCGAGAGTATTACCGGCCACATCACGCAGATGTGCCAGTACCCGCTTACGGTGGTGTTCCGCACTGCCAGCCTCTCCGAGAATAAGAAAGCTGCTGCAAAAGAGTGGCTGGATAATTTCGGCAGATGGCTGGAGCGGCAGGAAATCTCAGTTGGTATGGAAAGATACAAGCTGAAAGATTATCCGCCCCTTGCCGGCAACCGAAAGATAAAGTCCATATCCCGGCAGACTCCGGCGTTCCTGTCCCAGGTGAACGACGACAAGACGGAGGACTGGGTTATGAGCATTAACGCAAGATACCGAAATGAATTCGATACATTCTGACATCTGAAAGGAGTACACAGATGGTTGAAAGAAAGTACATGGCCCACTACATCGATGCCGCCTTCGGGCGCGGCGAGACGGCGTATGAGCGGCTGGGCAAAGATTTGGAGGAGTACACCGAAAACCTCAATCCCCAGGTAGACGCCAAGCGGAATATCCTGGGTGAGAACTCGGTGCATGTCTATGGCTACCAGCCGCAGTCCGAGGTAACGCCGTTCTACATCGACTACGAGGACGAGCTGTCCGAGGCAATCCTTGACATTATCAACAACCGGAAGACCGGCGATGACCTGCGGACCACCATGGTTGATGTGCTGCTGAAACCCGGTGCATCCAACGAGGATCCCCCCACCGTCATCTGGGCGTATAAGGAAGACTGCGTTGTCGTACCTTCCTCCGGCCCGGGCGGCAACACCACCGGCGTTCAGACGCCGTTTACGATCTACAAGGCAGGCAACCGTGTAAAGGGCACCTTTGACCTGTCCACCAAGGAATTCACTGCGCTGTAAGTAAGTGCGAAATGCTTCAGGAGGTAAAGCTGTGGAAAAACTGATTTTTGACAATGGCGTAAAGGAGTATTCCATCAACGGACGCGCAACGCTGCGTTTCAACCCTGCCGACCCGAATGTCTATGCACGTTATGTGGACTGCATTGAGAAAATCAATGGCATTGAGGCAGAAATGCGGACAGCCGGTGCAGCCATGGACGAGAATTCTCCCGACTATGCAAAGCAGTCTCTGGACATCATGCGCAATGCCGATGCAAAGGTAAAGGCCATGCTGCGGGAGACCTTCGGTTCCCAGAATGATTTTGATGCCATTTTCGACGGCGTGAACGTCATGGGCGTTGCAGTCAATGGAAAGATGGTTATCACCAACTTCATGGAGATGCTTGCCCCCATTCTGGAGGACGGTGCAAAGCGCTTTGTTGACCAGGCAGTTGAGCAGAAGCAGCTGAACCGGAAGCAGAGACGGGCGATCCAAAAATGATGGATCTGTGGTCCCTGCCCACCAAGGCAGAAATTGGCGGCAGGGAATATGAACTCAGCACCGATTTCCGGGACATTCTGGACATGATCGATGTGCTGAAAGACGAAAAAACACCGGAGCCTGTACGCTGGGAGATTGTATCCCGGCTGTTCTTCGGTGATGAGATTCCGATTGCTTTCCAAAAGGAGGCAATCGGATTTTTTACGGAGTTTTTGTCCTACGGGGAGCAGCCGGACCGGAAAAAGCAAAAGAAGCTGATTGATTGGTCGTTCGATGCATCCATCATCATTGGCGATGTGAATAAGGTCGCCGGGTTTGATGTCCGTGCTGTTCCCTATGTGCATTGGTGGACGTTTCTTGCCTACTTCAACGGAATTGGAGAAGGGCAGCTGTCCACCGTGGTTGGAATCCGCTCCAAGCTTCAGAAGGGAAAAACGCTGGAGAAATGGGAGCAGGAGTTTTACACAGAACACAAAAATCAAATAGAATTCCGGGCGCCGCAGGAGGCAAACGAGGCTCGGGAATATTTCGATAAATGGCTCTAATGCCACCAGAACGGAGGCGAGATTTTGGGAGACAATGTACTGAAGCTGACAACGGAACTCAGCACCAAGGGCGTTGAAAAAGGCTTCGAGGCCATCAAGAAAGGCACCCTCAGCACTGCCAAGGCAGTCAATAAGGCCCTTGATGGCATTAAAAGTGTTGTAAAAAAGGTCATCTCGCTGGCCGCTCTCAAGAAGATTTTTGACCAGTTCAAGCAATATCTCGATTCCAGTCTGAAAAAGAACAAAGAATACGTCGCGTCCATGAAGGCGCTGAGAGGCTCCGTTGCCGCTGCCTTCCAGCCGATTTATGAGATAGCTGCCCCGGCAATTATCTATCTGGTGAAGCTGCTGAACATGGTCGTCCAGGCCATCGGGCGGTTTATTGCCGCCCTGTCCGGCAAGTCCTATTCGCAGATGCTCAAAAACGCCCAGGCGCTCAGCAAGCAGAAGGATTTGCTGAACGGTGTCGGCGGTGCAGCCAAGGATGCCGCAAGGCAGCTCATGAGCTTCGATGAAATCAACCGTCTGGAGGACAACAGCGGAAGCGGAAGCGATATGACCTTCAGCGAGGTCGATTTGGGCAGCGCAACTGGTGCCATCGATGATTTCGCAAAGAAACTGCGGGAGCTTTTCCAAAACGGACAGTTCGAGCAGGCCGGTGAGCTGATTGCCAACAGCGTCAATAAGATGCTCGATGCATTCGACGCTGAAAAGCTGGGCGCAAAAGTCGGTACATGGGTTCAGAACTTTGCCGATTTTATGAATGGCCTGCTCTTTGGCATCGAGTGGGATAAAATCGGAGAAGACCTTGCCAAGGGCATCAATGGCCTGCTCAGCAAAGTCAAGGGTTCCACCATCGGCGAGATTCTCCGCCTGAAGTTCACCGTTGCAATCGGCATGTTCGCCGGCTTTATCAAGAATTTTGACGGCAGTCAGGCCGGTTCCTTCCTGGGCGATGCCCTCCTTGGCTTTGCACAAGGTCTTGGTGCAGACATAGAGAAGAACTTTGATGCAGAGTTTTGGGAGAAGCTCAACCAGAACATCGAGGACGGCTTTGCCGCATTCGTTCCCCGCTTTATTTCCGCGCTAAAGGTCGCAGTCGATACCGTCATCAAACAGGCACCGGAGGTCATCGGCACTCTCGGCAATATCGGTCTTCAGGTTGTCGATGCAATCACAGAAGCACTGTCCTCCATGGATGAAGAAATCCAGCTGTTTGATGACCGTGGATTTCAGCTGAATGCCACCCAAACCAGATGGGAGGCTCTTGGCGCATCTGTTGCGGAAGGGTTTAACGGAATTGACTGGGCCGGAATCCTGTCCGGGAGCATTGATGCAATCGGAAAGCTGACAAATGGGTTGGTTGAGTTCTTGTCTTCTGCCGTTGCCGGAATCGGAGACAAGGTTCTGCGTGCTGTATGTATAGACGGTGCCGTCCGACAGGTTCATCTCGTTTTTTCCGATCGGCTCCGCCACCGCCAGCACCGGCGCGGTCAGAAGCGCCAGCATCAGCGCCGCAGCCGCCGTCCGTTTCAGCCAGTTTTTCATAGGGATACTCCTTTC